CACCGAGGCCATGCGATAAGTGAAAGTCACAGCTACATCATCGGGGCCGGGGATGGACAAGATATTCAAGGGCATCGCCGCGCTGAATGGTTCTGACGTGTTAGTGGGCATACCAGAAGGCGACAATCGGCAGGACAGCCTTACAGCACTTGCTGCTGCGATGAAACTCACTAAATCAGGCAAGCCACGCAAGAAGGCTGCGAAGTTCATAGAGGCTGCGAAAAATCCTATCAGCAATGCCGAATTGCTTTTCATATTCACCAATGGGAGCCCGCTGCATGGTCAACCCCCACGCGTAGTGATTGAAGCGGCCATCGAAGCGGAACCTACAAAGTCACTCATTGCGAAGTACATCTCGCAAGCTGCTGTAGCGGCGATGGATGGGAATGAAGCTGGCATGGTAGAAAACCTGCAAAAGGCAGGAACGATTGGCGAGTCTGCATCGAAGCGGTGGTTTACGGACTCGCGCAATGGATGGGATGAGAACGCTGCATCTACCATTCGCGCTAAAGGTTCTGACACTCCCGGTATCGACACGGGCCAAATGCGTAGGGCAATAACTCACGTAGTACAGGCTGGCAACGTGGCAGGGCATAACGACAGCGACGGGCCGGAACAGGATGCAGAAAAGGGAATGGACGATGTTGCGGAAACTGCTGATGAGGTAGCAGGCGGCGTAGAAGGAGCGGTTGAAACGGTAGGCGAAGGCATAGCTGAGGGTGCAGAAGTTGTGGGAGAGGTGGCCATACTCTAATGCCGACACTCAACCTAACTCGCGTGGTCAATAGTCCAGCTTTTGCGCAGGAATATACGGTAAATCGCTCGGTTGGCACGTTCCAAGAGGGGGGATTTGTCTTTACTACGTATGCAATTCCGTTCTATGGAATTATCCAACCAGCTACCGATCAGGACTTGGCACAAGTTCCTGAAGGAGATCGCGTAACGGGCATGATGGGATTCATCTCTGAGCAGCCCATGTATCGCACATATGTTGAAGGGCAGACAGAGGGAATAGGCGATCAAATCACATGGCGCGGACATAATTACAAGGTTGTTGTGGTTATCCCGTGGCGCGATTTCGGATTTGCAAAGGCCATCGCATCCAGACAGGCGGGTGAGTAATGTCTAGCTACCCCGTTCCCGGCGTAGGAACCATGACAAGCACGGGTCTAACCGACTCTCAGATGTCTGTGGTCTGGCAGAACATCGTACTTCAATGTTTAGGGATTACGCCAAGTGGCCCAACAGATGCAGCGGCATATTCTCAGGTGCGGGTGGACTGGCCAGTGGCGGGTCAACCTGCATGGCCCATTACTTCAGACGTGGCGTTCATCCGGGCGGTGGTTGTGCCGGATTCCTACAATGCAGCGCACGAAGTCCAGCCTACATCTATGCCGGGTGAAACTTTCCCTGAGCAAACCATCTACACGCGAGTTTGGCAGCTTTCGTTCATCTTCTATGGGCCTAATTCCTTTGACCGGGCGCGGCAGGTACAGGCTTGCCTCTATCAGGACTTCGTGCATGATATTCTTAGTGCGTCGAACGTTTATCTGGATACCGTAATTGGTACGCCAAGACGTTCGCCGGAATTGTTTCAGAACCAATGGTGGCCGCGATCTGATTTCTCGGCTAGGATGAATGAGCAAGTAACGGATACACTGACAAAGCAGACTATCCAGAGCGTAGAGTTGATTCTGGAAGATGCTGATGGAATCTTTGATGTGATTGATTTACCTGTAACACTTTAGGAGCGATGAATGTCCACTCAACCCCTGCCTCTTTCGATTCTTTGCGATGTAAGCGTTTCAGTGACTCCGGCTGGCGTGTCAATCCCCAAATTCAATCAGGGACTCATTGTAGGCAATAGCGGGGTAATCCCTTCGCAAGGGGCGAACTCACGCTGCTTGCTGTTTCCGAATTTGGCAGCGGTTGCAACTCAGGGTTTCGCGCTGGACTCTCCCGAATACATCGCAGCCTCTCTCTACTTCGGGCAGAATTCATCGCCTGTAACGCCGCCCCAGTATCTATGGATTGGATGCCAAGACCCAACGGCGGTGCAGACCATCACGATTGACTCCGCATCGGCAGGAACCAACTGGGCTGAAAACGACATTTTCCTCATCACGCAGGGCGGAGCGTATTACGGATACGGCAAGGTCACTGGAGTATCTGGAGGGGAGGTAACGTCCGTACAGGCTATTTCTGGTCAGCAGGGAACGGGTTATGCAGTCGCCAACGGACTCAGCACAGTGGCGCAGTCTCCCTCTGTAGGAACCGGGCTCGAAGTCAATATCACGGCCATCGGTGAAACTCCGCTACAGGCTGTAACGGCTTGCCGCAACGCGCAGCCGGGTTGGTATGCCGCCATGAGCACCACGGCTACAGATGCCGATCATCTGGCAATAACCGAATACGCGCAGACGGCAGTTCCGGCCATGCAGTACATCTACGGAACCACAAGCCTATCGGCGTTACAGGGTACAACTGGGAATATCTTCTCACTCATTAGTGCGGCGAACTACAACCGTGGTCATGGCGCATACACCTCAACCTTTGGGGGTCTGTATCCCAACAACGCCTATATCGCGGCTGCGGTTGAAGGCGTGGGGATGGGACTCAACACTGGATCGGCTAACAGTGCGTTCACGCTGGCTGATAAGACGCTGGTGGGCATCTCTCCGACGAATCTCAAGCAGGCCCAAATCAATGTTCCTGCTGGCACTCCAGGCGTGTCGCTGGGAAACCACGGCAACACCTACAACAACTACGCCAACGATTACCAGTTCTACTATCAGGGCGTAAACGGCAATGGGATGCTGTTTAGCACTGTGTTGGGATTGGATATGCTGGCCGCTGATTGCCAGATTTCAGTGCTAAACGTGCTAGCGAGTCTTCCTTCGATTCCGCAGACGGATGGCGGACAGGCTCTCATCCTCAATGCTTGCCGTGCGGCCTGCTCACGCTCTGCAAATCGTGGGTTTATCGCTGGTGGAATTTGGGAAGGTGCTGCAATCAATCTGCTTCCTTCCGGTGGCCTGACTCCTGGCGAGGCACTATCAAATGGATTTTGGGTTGGATCGTCTTCATTCTCAACTCAGTCCAGTGGGGATCGTGCTCTATTTCAGGGTATGCCCGTCTACATCGCAGTCATTCTTGCAGGTTCGCAACAGAGCTTTATCATCGGCGTAAACGTCCAGCAGTAATAGGAGATTTCGATGGCACACGGAACAACTACATACTCTTTCAAGGACCTAACCGGAGCGATCAATTCTCCGCTTGCAGGGCCATTCATTCTCGCTGGCGGTAATCTCGGATCTGGAAAGATTACCGTGACGATGGATCACGAGTGGACAGAACAGGATGTTGCCGTGGATGGTGCCGTGATGGTTTCCGCCTCTCCCGGTCAGAATGGCACTATTGAAATCATGTGTCAGCAGACCTCTTCGATCAATGCTTATTTGAAGGTAGCGCAGAATCAGCACCAGACGGAGCTGCAAAACGGAACGTCTATCGACTGGGCAGCTATCGCTCTTGACCTCCAGAACCCCGTTACGGGCGACCAGAACATCGCCACAGGGGTTTCCTTCTCCAAGAAGCCACCGCAGCCATACGGGTCAAAGGGTGAGTATTTGACGTGGAAACTCTTCGCAGCCAACATTGCCAACCAGTAGGGGAGAATTATGGATTTCAAGGATGTAACGCTCGGTGAAAATCAGTATCGTATCGGCAAGCTGAAGGCCGCTGATGGTGCTTGGATTTACATGACATCCAAGCGTAAGTATCAGGAATACCTTGCGCTGAACCCCCAGACCTCAACAGCTACAGAGGAAACGGATCAATCGAAGGCGTTTGCGGAGTTGGACGAAAAGACACGCAATGAGCTTGGCGCGGCGATGAGCGCAGAGTTTATGACGCAGTACCTTTCGCGTACTGAATTGGCAGATGTGCAGAGTATCTGCCTTTCAGTATGCGGCCAATACAGCAACCGCACCGGAACACCCATTGCCTATCCCATAAAGCGCGAAGATGGGCGTTGGGCAATTCCCGATCTCGAGAGTAATGGCCCCGTGATTCTCGAATTGACGAAGCAGTGCATCGCTTTCAACATTGCTCCTTTTTTTCCCGTCGCCGAGTCGAACGGGTTGAAGACTTCGGCGGATTCGATGGAACCGAGTATCCAACCCTAGACCCGTTTCTATGGAGGCCAGTAGCCGCTGGACTTTGGACGCATCGGGATTTGAAGGAAATGACCTTTGAAGACCTTTGCAATGCACATGAGTACCTTGACGTAAAAGAAAAGAATGAGGCCGACTTCCGAGCTTGGCAGGCGGCTCAGGAGCAATAGAGATGGCCGACA